ACCACATTTCACAACGCACGTTGTTTTGGTCTACCAATGTTGCCATATATAACCCCTCTTGGTTAGGTTGAATATCTTCTGTGAATTGATGTGTTTTTCCCTCGAATGTAAATACTTGTGCCATTATGTTTTCCTTTTAATCAATATATCCTAACAGTCAACTAACAGTTGATTGTTGCAAGCCGTGCAACTCGGAGATAGATTAGATCACCATGCCTTTACTGTATAAAGTACACTACCACCTTTGAATTGTGTTCCCTCGAAATGTCCTAGCATTTCAACTCTACCAGCTTGATAGCCAATCGTTTCATACATCTTTTTATCAATCACAGTAACACCAGCTTTTATTTTGTGTTCTTTGTTTAGGTTAATCTTATACACATCGACTTTTTGCTCGTCTGTGTTGGCCACTACTGCGGTTCTATCAGATTTTTCTGTGGCCACTTTAGGTAAGTTAGGGTTGCTATGTGCAATATCCTGTTTCACCTTTTCTGCAGCAACTTCAACTGTAGGTGCTTGTGTGTAATAAGTCGCTATCGGTTGAGTTCTTTCCTTAATGGAAATAACTTCTTGTGCTTGTTGTTCTGTAACGTGAATTGCTTTTGATAACTCTACAGGTGATTTAGCTTGTTGTTGTGTAATTACAACAGGCTTTTCAATCTGTTTCTGTTTATACAGATGATAGCACCCAACACACACTAACATAAATACTAGCATCGGAATTAGCACCTGTGCGGTGCGTTTGTGTGCTTTGATATAAGTTAGTACCTTACGTAGATAAAACATTCACCTATGCCCCCTCTACCTCTTCCATTAGCATTTTTAACGCTTTGAATTTCTCATCGGCAAATCGATTATTAAGGCTATCTCTTAATGCACTACTATTCCATTCAAGGCTCATGCACGTATCGTATATGCCAGCGATAAGGTCATAATCAAATCTCTTATCATCAATATAGGATAAGTTAGGCAACTCAATATTCAATGCCTTTTCCATTAGCTTTAATGCATCATTGAACATATTAACGATTTCACCAGTACCATACTGTACCGCTCTGCTCCATATAACATCCTTTAATGCATCAGAATGTTTTTCTACATTAAAAAGATTTTGTCTTAGATACTCACACGCTACATCGTAGTATGCGGACTTAATATAATCGTGTTGCATCTTTTCAAAGCCTACCGCATCAACTGTACCTAACTCTTGCCACTTAGCAATAAAGCCATCAGAATTGATTTCTCCACTATCAATCAAGGCTCTTGCGTAGTCGGTATAAAAGCCACCTTGTTTTAACCCCCAACCAAGAAATGCATCAACACTACCACAATTACTTGCTAGTTGATATGTACCATAAGAGATACCGCCAGCATCATTGATGCCACTAGATACACACGCTGGATCACCATTACTTTCATATTCAGCACTTAACTGTCCTAATTCAGCCATTGTAATTACTCCTTTTCTTTGTCATTGCTGCCCCCATTCATATATTGGGAACGTTTAACACCACCAGTAGCGCCGATATAGCCGCCTAATACACCGACTATTACACTTGCCAAGTCTTTCTGTTCAAGATAAATAGTCATGATTAGTGCAGCTGCTAGTGCCACTAAGGTTATGGTGTCCTCATAATTAATCTTCATTTAATCGCATCCTTTACGCTCTTAATGAAATCTATTATTTGTTTAACTAACTTTATCGCCCTTTTGAACCACCTAGTTTCAACAAATTCAAGTTCTATCATATTTTCTACACAACTTGCTATTTCAATAAATATAGGTATCAAATACATCAAGGTGCATAAGAATATATCCACTCTACCTAGCATCGGAACTTCTACATCAGGCAATGTTAAGAGAATGAACGATAAGAGGAATAACCACGGATAAGATTTAACTAATTTTTTTGTCATATCCTCTCGTAATTTTCCACTCACTAAAAATCTACGTTGCTTACCATTAACATCAACTTTTGACCATCCTCGCCAAATAATAGCTAGAAATGTATTCTTAATCGTTACTTCTCTATTCGTGGCCAAATTAAAATTTCGTGCCTCAACTAATACACGCAACATAGTATCAATGAAAACTAATACAACACTTGTGAATATGGCCAGTGATATTCTCACGGCCTCATTTGCATTAAAAACCTCAACCACAAATGGTGGTGGCAAAAATACTTCAATCATAATTACTCTCCAATTCGTTCAATTCTAATCTTTAGTTGATGTCTAGTTAGATACACCCAATCTCGCCACCCATTGATACTGAATGTGGCTTTTTGCGCACTCTCTGTGTTCACCCAAAGGCTAACATTCACTTCAATATCTGTTGATGTGGTGATTGTAAATTCGTTGGTTTTGTTATTTTGCCCTTCAACTATTGCCCTGTATCTTCCTTTTGGTAAGTACACAAACATTTTTTCAGTACCCCTAATATCTGTAGGATACTTTTGCCAATTCCAAGTACTAAATAATATAGGGTTAGTTTGTACATAACTTTTATTGCCATTAGATATACGTTGGACTACGAGCGAGGTTTTTGTATCACCCAATCGTGCATAGTATTTTTTACCATCAATCTCAAATGTTAATCGTTTATCGCCTACATCACGCAAATTATCAGTCAGTCCAAAGGTTGTATTATTAGCTTTTAAAACAGGCATTATTCAACATACACCTCGTTTCCACCATTAGCACTCCACAACTTCAATCGACTGTTCAAAGATGTTTGTACTCTGCCCCAAGATTTCCATTGATTAGCCATGAACATTCTGTGGTATGTTTCACCGTTGAACGCATGGAATGTTTGGTCAATCATCTTGCCTTTGCCAAAGTTCATTACGATTAGCATACCTTGTTTATGCGAACGTGGAGGGTTATTAGCGCCACCATCAAAGTTAATCTCAATAGCACCTTGTTCTGTGAATGTGTTCCAGTCCTTAGCATCATCAACCTTAGAATACGGAAAACCCAACTGGTCTACTTCTGATTTTTTTACAAAGTTATCATCTATATCTTTTTTCTTATAGATAGCCGTACCATAATGTTTTGTAGTAATTACTGTATAGCTATCAGTACCGTCAAAGTGTTTTAATTCTTTACCTTTAACGAATGTATTAACAGACTCATCACCAAGTTCTACGTTACCGCTAGTAGATACTTTAGCCATACCAACACCATGACCATCAGGCTTATAACCCTCAATCAAAGTATTGTTAGCCATTTTAAGTGCGCCACTTAATGTACCACCAGTTAGTTTTAGGTAATCAAGCGTTGCCAATCGTGCAGTATTGATTGAGTTTTGATAATCTTTGTTTGGATCACCAACATAAATATCTACTTGGTGTCGCTTGTTAAGTTTCTCTGTTAATACCGCAAAGTAGAATTTGCCGTTATAGTACGCTATATCTTCAATTTCAGTAGTTCTATTAATCTCGATGATTTGTTTTACTGTGCCAAATGGTGTACATTCCACCAAGCTACCAAGCGTTGCACTCATGATGCAGCCATTTAACATAAATGCACCATTGTTATTGAAATCATCGTATTCATAATCGACTTGATAAGTTTTTAATTTCTTAAAATCATCATTGTATAAATTGATTTCACGCAAGCGTTGTTGACCGCTGATAGGTACGATACTTACATAAGTTCTTGTGATTGGGTCATAGCCAATATTGAATACACGTTCATTCAATGTGATAGTGCGTTCATATTGCATGGTGTCAGCATCAAGTACTGTAAGGTTATTACCATTCTTCAAACCATTTGCAAGATAAATCTTGTTAGTGTATTTGTTGTAGCACATAGTGTTACAATGCCCCATCTTATCAGGGTCATTAAATTTATACGTACCTACAATCTCAAATGTGGATGAATTGAGTTCATAGAATATTTGGTTGTTACCATCACCACTAATACAAGCTAACACAAATACATTCTTTTTATCGTTGTAGGTAAAGCCTTGGCATTGGTTGACCTCTTCGCCATATTGAATGTTCTTAACAAATGCAATATTAGATGCACCTTTTAACATTGGTGTTTCAGTAGGATAGAATGGTTTCACGTTGTTGTACGTACCCATATCCATTACGCTATCAACAGTATTGAAAGTTAGATGTTCATTAATTTTGTAGATGCCATTCGGTACTAACAATATCTTATTTTTAAGATTGTCATTAGCACGTTTGAATGCTGCAGTATCATCTGCCACACCATCACCAACTGCCCCAAAGTCTTTTACAGATACGATGCCATACAAACTATCTTTAGTTTGGTATTTTGCATCAGCCTCGGTTTTTGTAACTAAGCCACCGCCATTAGGCAAGGCGATTTGTTCAGCTTTACTTGCTGCGACTTCTGCACGTTTAGCAGCATCTGTTGCCTTGATAGCGTTACTTGCAATAGATGTTTGTTTGTTATCAATATCATTTTTCAAGGTCTTAGCTTGGTCTACAAGATTATTAATATCTCGTTTATCAACAGTTGTTTGACCAGCGTAAGCCTTTGCATCTCTTACTAATCGCTCTGCCGTAGCAACATTAGTTGAGGATGTATCAAGTGCAGTATTAGCGGTTGCCAATTTATCATCAACAGTCGATGCTATCGTTTTGATTTCTTCTCCCAATCGGTTGATTATATCTGCATTAGCATTAATCTTATCGGACTTTTCAGAAATAACGCTCATAGCATTAATTGCATCATTAGCAGCCTTAACGGAACGCTCTACAATATCTTTTGCAACTTCATTTGCGTTTTTGTCGCTATCCACTCGAATTTTAAGTGATCTATCTAAATCAGCTTTCATTTCTTGTAAGATAAGTACAATTTTATCCGTTGCGTGTTCGATATTCTCGAATGGGTATTCATCAGGCAAGTCCATATCTTGTGAAATAGGTGTCTTACGCTCTAAGATAACCTTTTGCCCTACCGCTAGTGCATCGCCATTCGCTGGGTAAATTACCGATTTGGTGCTTTCGTCATAATCAATATTGCCAATTTGGACTGCCTCTGTGCCATCCGCATCAACGATAGTCAGTTTAATATCCTCAATTTGCACGAAGTCATATGGGAAAATAAACTTCTTATTTACCCCATCACATTGATACACTACAGATGGTTTAAGTACTTCTGGTGTCAATTTAACATCCCCTTTCAGTTGTATATAAATAGGACTACCCATTATGGATAGTCCTTATTTATCAATGTTGTTTCTTTTTCTCTTTTTTAGTTTTTAATCGTCTGTCAAACGCTACCGCCATGATTACATCCTCTAAGGATGCATCGGTATCTGTGAAACCAAATTTAGCTAATGTCCACAAGCCATCAGTTACAGTATCACTAAACCCAGTTGCTCTGTTTGCTAACTGACTGAAACTTCTGCCTACATCTATACCATCTTTGTTTTTGCTCATAATTGCGTTGCCTAAATCGTAGAATTTCTCAACGATGCTTAATGCCATAACGCTATTACCTTTATTGAATACCTTTTCACCTAGAATGTATTTCATAGCCATATTTGACATATCACGGATGATTGGTACACCCATAGTACCTTGTGCGACCAACTCTTCGATAAATGACTTAGCCAAATCTTCAGGCTTATCATCATCGCCATTCGTTAAGGCTTTGTAAGCCATCATACCGATAGCCTGTGAAATCAATGTCCACCATAGCATTTTAACGAACCTTGCATAATCACCATTATCCTTACGTGCATAGTTGCCCTCTGTGATGATGTTATAAAGTGTATTAGCGTAAGAATAGAACGGAACGAATAATTGAGTGAATGTGGAACGTGAACGCTGAATAGCAGCAGCATCTTTCGTATCACCACTACCAAATATATCACGCACCGCTCTATCCCCAGCTTCAATAGATTGTTGCTCTACCCATTCAGCACTTACACCCTCTTTACCAAAGAGTTCCGCTTGCTTTTGATCATACGCAAACTTCCATACAGGAATAGATAATGCAAAGTCTGTTTCTGTAAGTAATCTGAACCCCATTTGATTTATATCATCTCGAATGTCAGCTAATTGTTCTACCTTATAACCACCAACATTTGTATCACCCAAGCGCAAGCCTTTACCTGCAATAGATAAACCTTGTTTTAAGTCTTTATCTAATGTTTGTATACGTTCACGCATGAAGATTGATTGACCCAATACAAAATCTCTAGTGTTGTTATAAGTAGTTGTGCCGTGTCCATAGAAACCAATACCAGCATGATTGATGGCTCTAATTGTATTTCCTACACCGATACGATAGAACGCAACAGGAATATTCAACGCATTTTGTAATGCTACAGATACTCTGCCAGCCATGACTGCGGTTGATGTATTCTTTTTCAATGTAAGAATTAAGCGGTCTATATCGTTTGTTTTAGCTGCCTCATCTTGCCAGTTATCACGAACCCAAGTGCGTAAGAATTGGTAGGTATCAGCGCCAAACTTATCAACGATATAGTTTTGCAATTCTCTATTACTGATTAACTTATTAACATCAGTAACCGCCTTACGCATTGTTACATGGTTAATAGCCTCTGTGATAGCATTAGGAATTACATCAAAATCAAGCAACAATGATTTATCCTTAACTACATCCAAACGGCTTTTAGTAGCACTCATACCAGTACCCCAAACCGCATTACTACTAACCATAGTTTTTGCAATATCTTCAACTTGATTATCGCTTACAGATGCATTTACTTTAGGGTTATACACGATTGGGAAATATTGCCCCTCGATGTTTCGACCACCAATGGAGAATGATAAACCCTCTACTTTCTTTAATGGGTTACCATAAAGTTCCTCTTGAACCTTACTACGTTCATCAAAGAATGAATTGATATGATCCCATGTACGAATAACAAACTCCCAGTCTTTATCTGTCATGTGTTCTTGGAACGCACGTTCAATTTCGACTTCATTTGCCTTTGTAGTTTCCATTACACGTTGTCGGTTACTTTCAGTACCCCAGTTAAGGGCAATCATGATTAATTGCTCTTTAGTTAAGCCATACAAGTTACCAACTGTGTACAAGTGTTCATTGCGCATATTGAATAATTCACGCTTGGAATATATTCCTACATCTTTTGCCAATCTACGCATAGACACTTCTTTACGTTCGTTGAACGCTTGCGTTGCTCTACTAATTGGGTCATAGATGTATTTAACTGCGAACCCATTTTTACCGCCACCAAGTCTACGTAAGAATGTTTCAACTTTCATCAATGCTAAATGGAAACCATATAATTTACCGCTTACCGCATCAGTTTTAGATTGGTTATTAAGAATGTTAAACACATCACCAGTTGCACCACCAAATGTTTCTGTAGCCTCACCGATGATTTCTTGTACCGCATTTTCAAACGATACGCTTTTACCATCATCGTTTAGAATTGTTGTACCCTCATACTCATTTCTGCCGTTTTTGTACATCCCTGTCATGAGTTCCTCTAAGGTTTCTAATTCATTCATTGTGATTGATTTAAATGATTTAGGTGTTTTAGCGTAGAACATTTCAGCTATCCAAGGTTCTAATTGAACCATAGATTGTTGATTAAGAATGAGTGCATCCACATCAAGTGCGGATAATACTGTATTCATATCAAAACCATCAGTAGGTGGTAAGCCATCATACTTAGTTAAACCCATTTGGTATGCCATATGTGCGTAGAAATAACGCATATTAGGTTCAATAGCAATAGGGTTTTTAGGTCTAGTCATGCGTTGTAATTGTTGTTTCAATTTCAATCGCAACTTCTTGGACTTTTCAAAGTTTTCAAACGCTACTCTTGCCCTTGCTTGTTGTAGCATTTGTTCACGCTTAAAGCCAAGTGCCTTATCTACATCACCGATTGCCAATGCTCTATCTGCTTTCTTACCAGCAGTAACCGCTTTATTCTGATACGTTTTAAACTGAATAGCGTTAGAAATAGGCAGTTCACCTAATTCTTTTCTTGCTCGGTTCATGTAGTCTGATATTGTACCAAGTCCAGCACCACGAATAGAACGAACATTATTGATGCGATTATTCAGCATATACTGCAAGCGTTTGATACGTTCTTCTGCTTTTTCTAATTGCTTAGTAGTATCAGTCAAAGCAGCATCTACTTTTTTCTTATCAGATTTCAATTCATCGTACTTAGTAGGTTTAACCTCTTTTTCGATTTCGTCTAATTCTGTATCGATGTTTTCTGCGTTAGGGTCTAGTTTACGAATACGCTCTAACAATTCCCAGTTCTTTGCCAATTCACGATTAGTAGACTTTTGAATAATCTTACTTTCCTCTTCGGTGAGTTTCATTTGACCTTGTGTACTAAGCAAGATTTCTTCTGCTATTTGCTCGTTGGTTTTGTCTGCATTGTTATCTTTCATAAACTCTGCTTTCGCATTGTCCATTTCTTGATTGATAGCATCGTTAAATGTAGCACCAGCTTGTTCTACTTCCGCTTTCTCTAACTCTTCAACAGAATTGTATTGTGTATCTTTCAACGCACCCTCACCAAACACGTTATATCGTTGATGCTCTTTGTAGATAGGATATTGCTCAATCAATCGTTTTTCGATTTCGACTTGGATAGCATCCTTTTCTTCTTCCCATTCCTTGATAGGTCTATTATCAAGTTCTTTCATGAGTTTTCGCATCACACGTTCTTTTGCTTTCTCCTTAACATCTGCAATGTAGGACTGCATACGTGCTTGGTCTTGCTCGGATAGTTGCTTATAGAGTTCGGTTTTCTCAAACTGTTCAAGTTGTTGTTGCTCTGCGTATGCCTCAATATCCTCTTGGGTTGCGATCATACGTGCCATAACATCTTTAATATCAGTTGGTACTTCACCACCTAATCGTTGAACGCTTCGATAAATGTATGTTAGCCATTTGGAGAATTGACGGAATACTCTTTGCAATGTACTTGTTGGTGCTTCACCACTTCGCAAGTAGCTTTCCCAACCTCGTGCAAATTTTTCGTGTGCTTTCGTATTATCTACGTTTTCACCATCAACCCAACCGCTCCACTCTTTCAACTTGTTCCAATCTGTTACAAGTTGCTCAGGTGCGTTTTCCATAGATGCTAATTTTTGTATATCATCAAAGAATACATGACCCATCTCATGCAAGAATGTACTTCTATCTGCAGTTTTGAAAATGCTGATAATGCGTTTACCATCTTTCATGATTTCGGTCATGCCGTTTATAGATTGGTTGTACTTTTCAATGACTTTAATTGCCTTGTCATCGAACACTACATAGCATCGACCATCTTCTATGCCCTCATATGTGATACCTTTTATACCATGTTCATTCAAATATTCAGATGCTAGTTTATCACCACCCAATGCAGTTGATAGTGATTTATAGATATTTAAGCCAAACGAATTACCCTCACTAAAAAGATTATTTATGTTATCTTTATAGCTTATAACTTTTTGGTTATCTTCTTGTGTTAATGCATCTAACTCAATTCGTGCTTTTTCTAAATTATCACCAATGATAGCTTTTAACTTATTTTTATCAGCACTACCCCAATCATCAAAACCATACTTTTTAGCTAGTCTATCAGCATTTCTCTGTACAATTTTATTTAATGTTTCTTTTTCTTCATACTTGCCAACGTAATTTAAATCAGTCTCTAACCCTTGGTAAATATCATTAACTTCTTTAACGTGTCTATTACCATTATAAGAATGATCAGAACGATAAGCATTTATAAATGCATCTTTCTGTAATGTATCTAAACTGTTTATAGCATCAATAATTTGTTCTTGAATTTCTTTTGGCTGAATGTTAAGGGTTTGATTCCAGTCTAACATTTTATTGCTTTCAGGAATATCAACCTTAAATAAAGATGATTTATCCGATTCATGGACATTAGATAAAACCTCTTTGTAGTTTTTTGCCATTTCTTTATTTTTAGCAAAATACAAACCCCAACCATAAAATTGTGCGCCCTCACCGCCACCAATAGCACCTAAGTCAAACTCATCAAAGTCATGTGGCGAACCATGCCATGCAGTTTGATTATATGTTTGTGTGTAATAATTGCCATTTCCATTATTATCTACATATAAAACACCTTTTCCGTCCTTGACTCCATTCAATATGTCTTTTATACTTATAGTATCAAAAGCAGTACTACTGGTCATTTGACCGACCGCTTGGCTATTGCCACTCTGAGTCGGACGACTAGTAGTACTGCTTTTTTGCATAATTATATCGTATAAATAAACTGTTCTTGGGTCTACTGTTAAATGTCCTTGTTTTTCTTCTGCTACAAATCTAACTGCATAATAATTTCCATTAATACGAATTGCCGATAGTAAATTGTGGTAATTAACAATAGTATTTTTTCTATTTTGCGATTTACGTTGATTAGCGCTCATGCCAGATTTTGATTTACCAATTTTATTATTAGGTGAGCTATCAATCAATACACTATGTTGCAATATATTCGCAATATCTTCTACAATTCTTCTTTTTTTATTTGCTATTTTTTTACCTTTTTGTGTACCATATGGAATATGTTTAATACCATTAATATCATCAGGCGGTAAAACAATAACATTACCATCCTCAATCATAACCGCTTGTGGTGGTGTATTTTTAAATAAATCTATTATGTCTTTTTCTGTTTTCAGATTGGTTTGGAGATTTGTTAAATCAACAACTTGTAATCTGTGATTTAAGTCAACATCAATATTTAGTGGTTGTGCATATCCGACTTTTTCTCCTAATTTAGCATTCATGTTGATACGCACGCTATCACGGAAATAATCCATAGCAGTATAACCATCACGGCCCATTTGTCGCATGTATTGTGCCATTATATCAGCGTGTTGTGCCATCAATAATGCATTTGCTTTTGCAGTTTCACGTTGTTTTCTATTCGTGCTTTCGCTAATAGCCTTAACTACTTCATTGTATACATCATATCCACTTTTAGATAATTGCATCCGTAATGCTATGTCATTATTCGCCAATTCAAAGACTTTATCTTTCATAGCCTCTAGGCTTTCAATCTGCATTAGCATATGTTCCATATCTGCATAATGTGCATCAGATTGTGCTAATGCATCAGCATTACCATCAAGGCTTGCCGTTGTAGTCGCTCGGCTATACTCATATGCTGCTCGTCTACGTTCTGCATTGGTACGTGGTGCTTTACCGCCGTTGTTAGCTTTATAATCAACTAACCATTGTGGTTCAATACCAGTACTTACCGCATCATTGATAGATTTATCTGCATTGTCAAAATCACTAGCATAGGTTTCTCTGTATTGTTCTTTTAATGTATGCAATAAGTTATTGAAATTACGTTTAATGT